CAATAGACTTTTTGCGTTCTGTTATGGATATTTATGTTCTAAGGAAGATATATGATTATCCTAAACCATTGGCTTTATTAGAGTTGAGAAAGAGAGCTTATGGAAGTTTTAATATATACGGTAATAACCTTACAATATCTAATGTAGGACTCATTAATCCGCAACAAAGAGCATTAGTTGCAAAGATTTGTGAAGAAATGTTACAGATTGAGTCGATAGATAGTGCCTTGGTATTAGGAATTGTTGATGAAGGCTTTGATAAGCCAAAGTTTTTGATAGCATCTTTCAGGACAGAAGTTCTTGCTATTAATGTTTCTCAGTTTATACAGAAGATTTTTGGTAAGAAATATGGCGGAGGTCGCCGTGGAGCTGGCGCTGCAAAGATACCTTTGGACGATAAGATTTGTTCAGTTATAGACTTTTCTAAAAGACAGGACGAATCAGATTCATCTAAGATGATTAAGGGACTGTTAGAGCCAATTTTTAGTTACTACACAGATAAGGCAAAAACAGAAAAGAGCAACATATAACATGAAGACGGATTTATCTAAAATCAAATTCATAGATGCGACATTGCAAGAGTTTTCATTTGCAATGATGAGCGCAGAATCCGAGTCCATAAAGGAAGCAACAATAGCTGACTTCTTTGGCTCTTATAATAGAACAACTGTTATTACGGAACCTCTTTCGGAATACGAACACAGAAAAGTTCAGTTTGTATGGGAAGATTATTTCAAAACAAATGGTTGGACTATAAAGAAAGAAATTGCTTTTGGATACATGACTCAAGTTCCTGCTCAGAAGACGAATATAGAAATCTCTCCCGGTGTCTTCAAGAAGATATATAGAGATTCTGTTATCTTCTATGCAAAAGGAGAAGATAAGATTTGCGTTGAGATAACAAGAGCGCCAAGAGGAGAGCATTGTTACTATTTCCATGCATCAGAGGAAAACTCAAATATATATGAAGACATAAAGAAACTTGCCTCTGAGAGAAACATCTATAAGAATCAAAGGATTGATTGTAGAGGTAATTTCTTAAAGCTTGACAATGTTGAGTGGGAAGATATTGTACTTCCTGAAAAAGTGAAGGAAGTGATTAAATCAAACATTGATGAAATGTTTAGATTGAGAGAACAGTTTAAGAAGCACGGCCTTTCTGTTAAGAGAGGCGTAATTCTTTATGGTCCTCCGGGAACCGGCAAAACAAAAGTGTGCAAGTGCTTAGCAAAAGAGGCAATGTATAGCGTTTTGTATACTATGCCTTCTGATTTTACTTCGCCAAATGGAATTAGAAATGTATGCGAAATGGCGCAAGACCTTGCTCCGTGCCTTTTGATTATTGAAGATATTGACTGGATTGCTCAAGACAGATCAAAGGGTAATGCAGCCTTTGTTATGGAGCTTATGAATAAGCTTGATGGTCTTGAATCCTTTGGCGATATCATAACTCTAGGAACAACAAACGCTCTTGGCGAACTTGAGAATGCTATTAAGAATAGACCCGGAAGATTTGATAGACTAATCAATATTGATCTTCCGAATCCAGAGTGCAGAGAGCAGATGCTTAAGAGGTTTACAAAGAATTTTGTTATTGATGATAGCGTTGCTTTTGACAAAATAGCTGCTGCAACAGAAGGTCTTACTGGCGCTCATATAAACGATCTTTGCAATACGGCTGCAATCATTGCGGTCAAAGACTCTTCGCTGGTTGGAGAAAAACTCCTTCTGAAAAAATCGCATTTTGAAGAAGCAGTTAATGAAGTAAAAGACAAAGATTATTCTTCTTATATGGAAATGCAAAGTAAAACGAATTTTGGATTTGGTGCTAGACATGCTCAAAATTTGGATGATATTTTTGATGACTTAATGTAACAAAAAAATCGTCAACAAGATAAAAAGATTTCAAAGAAGGAAGCGAGAGTGCTAAGTTGGTAATCACCTTCTAACGCGGGTTTTATTTTTGGGAGAAAGTAAATGATGATAATGGAGAAGAAAGAAAATGTTAAGTGCGGCGTTGAAAATAAAGTATATACACATCAAGAAGCGATAGAGAGATCATTAGAATATTTCAATAACGATAGTTTTGCGGCAAGCGTTTTTGTTAGCAAGTATGCGCTAAGAGATAATAAGGGAAATATTCTAGAATCAGATCCTGATCAAATGCACAGGAGACTTGCAAGAGAGTTTGCAAGAATAGAAAGTAAATATTCTAATCCTCTTTCTGAAGAAGAGATATATGAGTATTTCAAAAACTTTAGATATATAGTGCCGCAAGGCTCTCCAATGAGCGCTATTGGTAATCCTTTCCAAATACAGTCTTGTTCTAATTGCTTTGTTATTCCGTCTCCAGAAGATAGTTATGGCGGAATCCTCAAAACAGACCAAGAACAAGCCCAAATTATGAAGAGACGAGGAGGCGTTGGTTTTGATATAAGCCTCATTCGCCCAAGAGGATTGGAAACAAAAAACGCCGCAAGAACAACTGATGGTATTGGCGTTTTCATGGAAAGGTTCTCTAATACTTGTAGAGAGGTTGCTCAGAATGGTCGCCGTGGCGCTTTGATGTTGACTATTTCGTGTCATCATCCAGAAATAAGGACGTTCATTAATATAAAGAAAGATTTGGCTAAGGTTACTGGCGCAAACATCTCTATTCGTTTAACTGATGAGTTTATGAATGCAGTTAAGAACAAGACAGATGTTGAACTTCGTTGGCCTGTAAACTCCAAGAGTCCAAAGATTAGCGAAAGAGTTGACGCTGTAGAGCTTTGGAAAGAAATCATTGATGCGGCATGGCTATCCGCAGAGCCAGGTCTTTTGTTCTGGGATACAGCGCAGAAATATACTCCTGCTGATATCTATAAAGACTTTGGCTACGAATCTCTTTCAACTAATCCGTGCGTTACTGGCGATACTTGGGTTATGACAAGCGAGGGTTCAAGAAGAGTTTCTGATCTTATTGGTGTTCCTTTTGACGCTGTTGTTGATGGGGTTAGATATCCTTCTGATATAAGGGGTTTTTGGAATACAGGTAAAAAGAAAACTCTTGTAATTAAGACAAAAGAAGGATTTGAAATAGAATGTACTCCAAATCATAAGATTTTGGTTGCTAGTTTTGAAGACAGGAAAAAGAGAACCGAGTGGAAAGAAGCAAAAGGTATTAAGCTTGGAGATTTACTAAACCTTGATAATCATTCTCAAATAACAGAGTGGAGTGGAAATGGTTTATTTGAAGAAGGTTATTTGTTAGGTTCTCTTGTTGGAGATGGGTGTATTTGCGGAGATACTGCATACCTTTCTTGGTGGGGCGGTTCAAAAATGGTTATGATGAAGTATGCAACCGACTTGGCAAATAAGGTGTTGAAGTGCCGTTCTGATTTAGGATCAGGTTCTTATGATTCTTCTAGTATAGAAAAACATGATAGAACAGGCTTCAATTGCAAAGCTCTTAAAGAGTTGGCGGAAGAATTTGGCTTGGATGGCAGCAAGAATATTAGTGATGAAATAGAAAAAGGAAGCTATCAGCTATACAAAGGTATTTTGATGGGATGGTTTGATACTGATGGAACTATTAATTTCAATAAGAAGGGACAGAGAAATGACATAAGACTATGCTCTTCTAATCTAAACAATCTTTATGCTGCTCAAAGAATGCTTTCTAGAATGGGGGTTATTTTTAAAGTATAGTCTAACAGGAAGGAGGCTGGTAATAGATTGATGCCAGATGGTAAAGGTGGAACAAAGGAGTATTACTGCCAGTCCACCCATGAACTTGTTATAACAAAGAACAATATCAAAATATTCCATGATAGAATTGGCTTTGCAGATCCAGATAAAAACGATAAGCTTAAGAAACTTGTTTCTTCTTATATGAGTAGAGGTCTTTATGCTGAAAAATATGTTGCAGAAGTTTTTTCTATAAACGAAGGTAAAGAAAAAGATGTTTATGATTGCCATATTCCTTCTGTTCATCGTTTTGATGCCAACGGAATAACGGTTCATAATTGCGGAGAGATTGTTCTAAGCGCTTACGATTCATGTCGTTTAATGTGCGTTAATCTTCTTAGCTTTGTAAAGCATAAGTTTACGGATAGCGCCAGATTTGATTATAAAGAGTTTGAAGAAGTTGTTCAAGTTGCTCAAAGACTCATGGATGACATGATTGATATTGAGGTTGAACAAGTTGATAAAATTCTTGCAAAGATTGCTTCTGATCCAGAATCTGCTGACGCGAAGCATGTGGAAAAGAATCTTTGGACAAGAATTAGATCGGCCTGCATAAATGGTCGTAGAACTGGTCTTGGTATTACCGCTCTTGGAGACGCTTTGGCCGCTCTTGGAATTCGTTATGGGTCTAAAGAGTCTGTGACTATTACGGAAAAGATTTACAAGTCGCTTGCTGTCGGTTCTTATAGGTCGTCTTGTATTCTTGCCAAAGAAAGAGGAGCCTTCCCGATATTTGATGCAGAACTAGAAAAGGGACATCCTTTCTTGTCTCGCATTTGGGAAGAAGCTCCAGATGTATACGAATTGTACAAGAAACACGGGCGTCGTAATATTGCTAATACAACAACAGCTCCTACTGGTTCTGTTTCAACTCTTACTCAGACTACTTCTGGTATCGAGCCGGCATATATGCTATTTTATAAGAGAAGGAAGAAGATTAATCCTGGCGACGGAGAGAGCGCAAGAGTTGATTTTGTTGATCCAAAAGGAGATAAGTGGCAAGAATTTTTTGTATTCCATCATGAGTTTAAGGAATGGATGAGTAAGAATGGATACACAGAAGAAGATATTGATAAGAAAGCTAACTCTCAAGATGATCTTCCGTTCTTCAAAAAATCCCCATACTATAAGGCAACCTCTAATGATGTAGACTGGTCTGCTAGTGTGGATATTCAATCTGTTGCGCAGAAATGGATTGACCATGCTATAAGTAAGACTTGTAATCTGCCTAATAACGCTTCGAAAGAACTTGTTGCTGAAGTTTATATGAAGGCGTGGGAGTCTGGATGTAAGGGCTTCACGGTTTATAGAGACGGATGCAGAACGGGTGTTCTTGTATCTGCAAATGAAGGTAAGAAAGAGAATATAACAAAGACAACAGCCCCAAAGAGGCCGTCAACTCTTCAGTGCGATATTCATCATACAAAATCTAGAGGACAAGATTTCTTTGTTATTGTTGGTTTATTAGAGGGTGTTCCTTACGAAGTTTTTGCAGGCAAGAATGGGTGTATCACTCACGAAAAGAAAGGAACTATAACCAAGAACAAGAGAGGTCATTATGAACTCAAGGCAGAGGATGGTTCTACTATTGAAAATCTTTGCGAGCTATTAACGGACGAACAAGCTGTTATAACAAGAATGATTAGCTTGTCTCTTAGACATGGTTCTGATATTTCGTTTGTTGTAGATCAGCTTGAAAAGTCTCCTGGAGATATGACTAATTTTGGTAAGGGACTAGCAAGAGTTTTGAAGAAGTATATCGCCGATGGAACAAAGGTCTCTGGCGCAACTTGTCAAAGCTGCGGAAGTTCAAATGTTGTAAGAATAGAAGGATGTTTGTCTTGTAGAGATTGTGGTAATTCAAAGTGTGGTTAAAGGAGAAATAGCATGGGAAACATTGATGAAGCAATATGGCTTAAGAAACTAGATCCATCAGCCGTTGTGCCTAGTAGGGCTAAAGAAGGCGATGCTGGATTTGATTTGGTTGCTATTGATGATGGAGTGGTTGATTCGGAGGGTTTTATACAATATAGAACAGGATTGTCAATAGACCCTCCCCAAGGATATCATACAGAGATTTGGCCTAGGTCCAGTATAAGCAAGTATGATCTTGTTTTGGCTAACAGTATTGGTCTTGTAGATAATGGATATAGAGGAGAACTTTTAGTTAGATTTAAGCCAACTCTTAGGTTTGCTCAAACCAAGGAAGGCGAAATCTATGTGATATTGCCAAAACCAGTTAAGAAATATAAGAAAGGCGATAAGATAGCTCAACTTGTTATTACAGAAACGGTTGAGTCTTCGTTTACAGAAATGCAAGAGTTAACTGCATCAGCAAGGGGATCTGGAGGGTTTGGTTCGTCAGGTCGTTAATTCTCAAAATATCTAGTATTGTAGAGGGTTTCGCCCCATACTATTTGAACACAGAGATACCTCTGTGTTCTTTTATTTAACAGCCTATGAACCGATAATGGTATAGGAACTTGTTATAGGAAAAGTATAAATGTCATTCAAGTTTTTTGCAAGCCTGGATTTTACAGGAGAACCTACTGTTACTCAGTTTAGGTTTGTATATGGCATGGGCGTTATGAAAGTTTGCCCTAGCCCAATATCTGACTATTCTACATTAACTATAAATGATGATCTGATAAACTATTATGTTGACCTAGCGATAAGCCAGGGCTGGGAAGCTATCGCTTGGAATGAAGATAATTTGAGATTTTATATTTGGAATGAAGCAATGAGCGAGGCTGACAAGGATTCAGCCCTTGATTGTCTCGTTGAAATATATAATAGATCAAAAGATAGAGCAACCGCTGGTGGTAGACCGGATTTGAAAATTGGTTGGTATGATATCCCAGGAGGATATCCTGACCTGTATAATGTTATTTTGAGTTATAATAAGGATTCAGAAGATTCAGTAAATGTAAAAGCTTATCAAAAATGGCTTAATTGGATAACTAGACTTTCTCAAAGATACGAGGGAGGGCTGTTTGTATCGTCCCCATTTAATGATTGTTGCGATTTTGTTGCTCCAAATTTGCAACCCTTTTATGGCAATGATCAAACGTATATAGATGATTGGAAGATTTTTGCAACGACAGTTCTTGGTAATATGATTGATGTTTCTAAAGATGATCCTCTATACGCTTTTTGTTCGTTTACCTTTAGTCCAACAACGGTTTATGCAGGCGTTCAAGTAAGCGGCACTAATATGTCTCAAATGGTTGAAACCATAAGGGGTTATGCGGACGGCTTTATTATAAACGGAGGATTGGCTGCTAATCGCACTTATTCCAATTGGTTCTGGAGACCTTCTGGAGCAACAGAAGCTAATGATCTTTCGCTATGGAAGACTGTTTCCAGCGGTGCATTTTCTATGACCGTAGCAAATGTAAAGCTAAAGATACAGGGAGTTAATACTTCTTCTGCTGTTTCCATGACTCAGGTTGCTTCTATTTTGCAGACAGCAATACAATCTAAAATTAGTTCAGGACCAAATCCTTCGTTTGATGGGGTATATCCGTATCCTCTTGGTACTGTTACTGTAACTTGGTCATCCGCTCAAAAAGGTTTTTTGTTCAATATGACAACCAATGGCGCTTCAACGCCGATGCCTGCTAATCTTAGCAGATCTTTATTTACAATAGAATCAAAGAGCGTATGGGGTTCTACTGTTAGCGGAGTAGATCTTGCTTCTGACCAGTTCCTTGGAGTTGCAACTGTAAATGGTAATGATAAACCAGGAACAGAACAATGGGTCTATGGAGGAACTGAAATAAGCAATGAATGGGAACTTTACGCCAGAGATGAAGATTGGTGGGGAGTCCTTAGCGAAAGTTCATCAGAAATCATAGAATCTGATGAGTTCAAATACTTTATATCTTGTAGTATAACAGAACAGCCAACTCCAACTAGTTTTGAAGATGATTATGGCATTTCTTTTATGCAAACAGGAGGATGTACTCCTTGGACAGAAAGTATTGGACAAGCAGCCACAACTCTTCTTACTTCAACTCTTACTCTAAGTAATGCGAATATAGATGCTGCTATTAGTTCATATCTTAGTCCTTCTTTAGGAGTTAATCAAAAGAAGTTTTTTGCATTTGACTTAGAGGGTTATGGCATTTATCTAGACCCAACACAGTATAGCGATACGGTTGTTGATAATATGCTTGATTCTTTCATTAATGCTTTTGTAAGAATGAAAGAAAGACTTGCTTTGCAAGGAATCTATGATGTAAAGATTGGAATATATGCAAATCCTTGCTTTAAGAGTTACTATGCTCCGGCTTTGTATTTTTACGGTAAGGGAAATACATCGCAATATAATACAGATTATAATACATGGGTTTCTAAGTTTAGAAGAATGAACTTAAGAAAATCCGGCGATACATATATAACAAAAGCTTTCAATGATTATCTAGATTTTGTTACTTGTGATATTTATCCAATTTTCGGAGAAGAAGATCCCCTTGATGATTCTTTCTTTAAGGAAAATCTTACGCAAGCGGTAAGATATATAAGCGGAGATAAGCCTTTATATCCGTTTTTGAACCCAGCTTTTCATCCTTCTTCTCCTTGGTCTTCTAAGCCTGTCAGCGGCGATTATATGAAGAAAATGATGACTTGGGTAAAAAGAATAGCAGATGGTGCTATTCTTTGGATTACATCAAGTCCAAGTTATAGAAGTCAAAGACAAAGACACTTTATGACTTCTTCTGGCGGTCCTCCCGCTGTTCCTACAAAAACTCTTGCAGATTGGCAAGGAATAACGAACGGGTGTTTCTCATATTTTGTTATTGGGTATTACAGAGATATTGAAAATGTTGATTTCTCAGTAGCAACAAGTATAGGCGGCGCAGAATCAACAAGTGTTGTCAATATTATAGAGGCGGCAATAAATGCAGACTTGTACTATATAAACAACTTCATATCTCAATCTGTAACATATCCAAGTCTTTCTATATCTAGACCATATGAAGTTGGTTCTGTATTTGTTGAATATAATTCAAATTCCTCAAACAACTCTCCAACAGCGTTGTCTCAGGTTCCTTGTTTTGAGTTTTCATATATAGATCCGGCAATAGTTTCCCCTCCAGATCAGAGTTCTTACACTGGTAGAGAATTTATTTATTGTTATTCTTATTCTGACACTCTTCCTGGTGGCGGAACAAATATTGGTACGGTAGATTGGATAGGGACATATACTTATACTTATCAAGAATATGATAGTAATGTTTATTCTGGACAAGATGCAGATCCAGATGAATGGAATAATGGGTGGGTTGTTGATAATGATTGGTGGCACGCTTTTTCTTCAATGGCTGTTGCTAACAAATATAGTCAAGAAAGAACTCTTACATTTGCAGATAATATGGGAGTATATACTGGTTCATCTGTTACTGGGATGGTTTCTTCTTGGTCAGGAAAGCCAGCGCCATATGTTTTGAAGAATAGCGACTATGTTGATAGAGTTCATCTTGTATATACAAGTTCAACCGCCGGCTGGTCTCAGTTTACAGATTCTCTTATAACAACAAATTTGCAGAATTGTATAAATCAAAAAGCCACTTATTTTGTATGGGATATTGAAGGAGATTATTGTAACGTAATTTCTTCTAATAACAATGGATATCAATAAGGAGTTTCAGAGGCAACTGTTGATTATAATCTTGATCAGTTTAAGTCTATATATAATAGAACTAAAGCGATTGCAGCATCTCTTGGTCATCCGGAAATTCAAGTTGGATTTTATGGTTCGCCATTTACGGCTAATACCTTTTATGGAGCTAGATATTGGGCAGATCCTGCATCATATGCTGGATGGGAAACCGCTAGTTTGCAGTTCAGAGATGGTTTGATAAGAATAAATCAAAGATTGTCTAGCGGAACAACTTATGATGATCCATTCTTGGATTACAATGATTTTCTTGCTCCATCTTTTTATCCTCAATCTGGTAATACAAAGCATGCATCTTCTGAAAAAGGAGAAAGAGACGCAATACAAGGCTTTATGATGAAAGCCATAGAGATTCTTGGTCATAGTAAGCGATATCTGCCATTCTTTATGCCAACATTCTTTGAGCAAGGAGGACTCAATCCTCTTACTGGTTGGGCGCAGAAAAATTACAATATGCAAATGTTGTGTTCTATTGCTGTGGAATATGGATGCGATGGCGGTATTATGTGGTCAGGCAGTTGGCCTAGCAATGTTGCTTCTGATCAAACTTTTACACCGACAGTTGTTAAAACGCTTGCAAACTGGCAAGCAATAACGGATGGTTGTTTTATAATAGCGGTAGAAGGTTTCCCTGTAAAAGTTACTGGTTTGAATTTTTCAGCAGCAACAAGTATTGGAGGTGCAGAATCAACAAGTGTTGCTAACATTATAGAAGCAGGCATGAATGCTAAGATTGCAACAATAACTATAACAGACGAGCCTTGGGCTAGTCCTTATGCAACCCCTCCAAAATCTCCAAGACATATTGGCGATGTAACTGTTGCTTGGGATGGAACTAAGTTTGTCATGAACTCAGATAAAGGGCTGTTAAAGTCTCCTCCGGGATGGGTAAGTCCTCCTGATTTTGAAAAGTCATATTGGGTTACTGCTGCTTGGTCAACTTGGGGAGCTGGAGCTTTGCCAGGAACAGATATTGGAGTTCCTCAATGGATTGGCAATCATAACGTTTGGACAAGTCTTACATTTACTAGAACGGATTTGGTAGATGAATTTGGAAGATGGGTAGAAGATTCTGGTTGGTGGGCAAGTTATAGTTCTTTTGCGTTAGGATCTTTGGGTAATAATATAACTAACAGAGTTGTACCAACTATAAATCTTGTAACTTCGTCTTCTGGCGATGTTCCATTTACCGTACACGTTGACGCTTCTAATTCTCTGTTTAATGGAGTAAATCCTCAAGATTGTATATTTGAATGGGATTTTGGAGATAATTTCCCAACTTCTGATTCAAAAGCAAGGGGGTACGTTTCTGACCCAAGAAATGATAACGATGTAAATGCTATTGGAACTCCTCATAAGAAGACTTCTCTTTCAGCTAAGCAAAGAGGAATAAACGCTTCGTATACATATTGGCATGATAATAGCGGAACTCCATTTTTGATAAGTTTGAAGATTTGGTACAACGGAGTCGTAAGCGATACTGTTTATTATTCTGTAACAGCATCAGATCCTGTTACTGTTGCATATCCAACAAACGATCTTACTAAATGGGTTACTTTGACAGTGGCCCCAAATGATAGCGTTCTTCCTCCTGTTGATTCGTTTGCTACTATAAATGCGGCAATGGCGTGGATAGATGCAAATAGACCAGATGGGGAAGTTATTATAGAACTTCTCACTGAGTATACTGCTACTTGTTCCAATTTCTTGCTCACATCAAAACTTACAATAAACAAGCCAAACATTATCATATATGGTTCTAGAACCTACACAGAAAGTAATGCTATAATAGCGGCAGATAACTCTTCCTTTAATAGAGCAAGTCCAACTCCTTTGGTTGAAATAGGAGCTGCTGCATATAATGTTCATTTTTATGACGTACAGTTTGGAGCTTCTGAAGATATAAGCGGAGATGGCTTGGCAGGACAAGGAAGTGATAATACTTCAAATCTAATAGGCTGTAGCGTACTTTCTCCTTCGTCTGCGTCTGATATCATCAAGAATGTGGTTTTCACGAATTGTCAGTTTAGGAATCTTTATCAAGCAACCAATTCGTCTCACTTTGTTTCTGGCATATATTTCAATCAATGCCAAACCTCTACAACAAAGATAAAGAGCCACGATTTGATGGGATACAATATAGTGATGAATGGATGTTTGTTTGGAACTCTAAGCGGCATAGCTGATGATGCTCTTTCTTTTGCCGTTAGAACTCCTACTGATTCGCCAATTAACTTTGGTTCAACTCTTGGCTCTTCAGAAAAGTTCTCCATGAATTTCTGCAACGTTTGTCATAACGCATATTTGCATGGAGACAGTATTACATCTTCTGGTCCGTTTAAGATTACAAATGCAAGATTTGTTTCAATATATGGAAACTACTTGTATGATGGGTCTAGTGTTGTTGATGATTCATTCTCTGTAAGAATACATGCAAATGAGATTTATGCAGGAGGAACAAAGAGTTCTCTCGTTATTACGGCTCCGTCGTCTGATATTACCATAGCTAACAATGTTCTTTTCCCAAGATCTTATACGACAGCAAATACAAGATGCAATTCTGGAATACTTGAGTTTGATGGTTCTTATGGACTAGTCAACAACATAAAGATAATCAATAATACAGCTATCGCTAAGTTTAATACCAATTATGCAAAGGCATTTTGGAATCTTTCAAGGCCTAATAATGTTGATATTTCAGATCTTGAGTTTGTAAACAATCTTGCAGTAGAAGAACCTACTCAGTGTATTTCTAGTTGGGTTATGGTTGATTCTGATGTTAGCGCTTATATTGTACGATTTGAAAACAATTTGTGGCCTCAAAGAATTGGGCAGATGAATTTCGCAATAGTTACAGGACAAGATATTACTTGGAGCGATTGGGATGCGGCTGCATATGAAACGAACTCGTCTCAAATTGATATATTGAGTCATGATTTGAACTTTATATACAAGTATAAGCTTTGGAGTTCAACATATCCTAATATTGCAACTTCTTCGGTTTTGCATTCTGCTGTATCAAAAGACTATAACGATAACACTAGGGATACTTATTCTTCTGGAGTTGGTGCGACAAAACCAGATTTTGCTCCAGTATATCAGATACCAACATTATCTGTTACTTCTAGCATAACAACAAGAACTAGGACTGTGGATGGATTGTGGACTCCTCCGGCTGGGTCTCAAACTGGATTTGTAACTTTAGTCGATTCTTCTGAAACAACCGTTAATGGTTCGTATACTTCTGTTCCTAAGCCAATTATTAGTAGTATAAATGGCGCTGTTGGTTTTATAAACATGGACCCAACAACATTGGATTCTTATACAAGTAGAGCTTTTAGAGTAAAATACAGTCCAGATTATCAGGAGCAGCAAGGATATACTGATAATGTAAAGTCTATTTACTTCGGCATAATAAAAGATACATCTGATAGCAACTTTATAAAGATGATGTGCAGAATAGTTAAGACAGATGACTCTGTTCATGTACTGAAAGAGAAACTAAGTAATCATCTGACTATAACTAGTTTATTCAATGAATTGACCAATTTCCAAGACGGCATTGGAGTTGTTGGTGTTCAGTTTGACTTGATGGGATGCGGATATCTTTCTCCATCTAAGATTGAAATGCTTGATGCTGATAATGATACGGATTTAGTTATTACATCTTCTAAGTTTGATATACTTAATTCTTGGTTGGTATATAACTTTGATTCAACTCAAATAGATATTGGAAACTTCATCAAGACAACAGTGAGCGTAGATGCTCAGTCTGATGGATATGATGTTACTATTACTTATTTGAATGACGGTCCGGTTCCAGATAATACTGACAACTTACCGGGAGATGTAAGGCAGAGACTCGGTGGAATTTCTATTGACGGTATTCTTGCTGGTGTTAGAAGTTGTTATGTTGACCAACAAGAGGGTTCTACTTTGGTAGAATATGATACTTGGTTCAAGAATTATGCCGGCTCAACGCTCAGTTATCCTTTTGATAGATTCTCTCCAACAACGATTCTTGTTGGAGAATCATACTGTGTTGGAATTTCTGTTCTAGAAGATTTTGCAAATACAAATCTCAATGTAAACGAGATTGTTTCGCAATCTTCTGGTAAAACCATTGTTACTAATGTTTTGTCTGGCAGAGCTGATGGAGAACAATATTGGAATTCTTCGCCTCATCTTTTGGGTTCTCTTGCTTATGGAGAATCATATTCTATTACGATTTCTGTAAGAATTACAAGGAATATAAGAAACTGGATGGTTTCAGTATCTCCTTATAAAGATTACTTTACAGATAATTTTGGAGGGGTTCAGTTCCAGAAAGATCCAAGACCATTTGCTCCTATAGTCCCTGCTGTTGCAAGTAATGGTCAGCCTTTGTATTATAGTTCAGACGAGGACGCTTCCAATCAAAATCCTGCAAAATGGGGCTGGGCATGGTGGTCTAATAAGATCAAGAACAATTACAAGCTCAGCGGTTACGATAGACAGCTTATGTGGAGTTCTTCCGGCTTATATTTCAATGATAATTCGCATAACTACCCGTCAATAGTGTTGACTCCTTTCTTGGATGATACCGGAACTTATCCTCAATCTATTTCAACAACGCAAAGCGACTCTTGTTATACTTTGTCAGGTGAAAACTGTGTTGCAGGAGAGTTTGTAGTTAATTCTCAACTTCTAAAAGATACATTTTATATGCTGATTGATGCTATACAAGAAGTTCCGGTCTTTGGCTTCTATCAGGGTTACGGAAGTCTTGTTCATCGAGATTGGAATCCAGAGAACAGGGATATTGAGCCAGTTGAAAACATGCAAGATCAGACCGTTGTTACTGATTTTATGGATCAGATTCACTTAATGGCTTATTATGGAAAAACCAATTGGCTAGGTATTGATTCTTATTCATCCGGTGTTTCTGGAATGCAGAACGCAGTTAGATTGTTTGATTTTATCAATAGCAAATATAACGGTTTGAGGATTATTGCTGAAAAAACTCCAGAAGATATACTTTGTAGAGATACAATATCATTTGTTAGCTCTAAAGATATAAAGGGTCCGCATCTTTTGGCTGATTATCTTGTTCCTGGGCATGAGCATGCCGCTGTGGTTTATTTTGACAATATGTGGGAAGATTTCCCAACTACAGAATATGGTTCTTCCCATATTCTCAATGTAATGGCAGCGCTAGCAAGACAGGGTTATGTTGTTGGAAGCATGGAGCCTGTAAATATCAAGACAAGCGGAATCTCTACTGAAACATTCAATGCAGTAGATAGAAGATATATTTACGCTTCTAAACCATCCTCTGTAACGCAACTTCTTGCTCCTAAGAATGTTCATCATTCTATCATAGACGCAAAATCAAACATAAACTATCCATCTATTAATGAGCAAAAGATTACTCTTTGGTGGGACGAAAATACAGAGGGAGATTTTAGCCATTATATATTGTATAAAGCGCCAATTATAAATGGTCAAATTGATCCAAACGGCCAATATCAGATCAAGGCATACCTTAAGAATCCTTTCTTTGTTGATAATCAAGTGTATCCTGGAGAGACTTATTACTATAGGATTGCTTCTGTTGATGTGTATGATAATGTATCCTCTCAAACTTCGTATCAAGTAACCAATATTGCGGATAGTCAGATTCTTAATCCTCCTGCTACTGTTTCTGCTACAGCTAACTTGACTGAATACAATATTGAAGTTGCTTGGGAGCCTCCGTCTTCTGAATTCCAGCCATTATCATCTCTCAAATCTCCTCCAAAGGTATTTATACAAGGAGGAATGGATTCTGTTGGAGCATTGTCTTCTCCTCTGTTTGATTTACCATTTGTTTATCTGTATGTTAATGGGGTTATTTCTTGGTATGATGGCGATTCAAGAACAATGGCTCAAAGAGCTACTGATGCATTCAATAGGGTGGTTAGCATTAGAAATATGTGGCTTGCCACAACTGGAAGAGGAAGAACTGCTGAAAACTTTAGATGGGCATTCTGGCCTCAAGGTTTTGGTTATGGATGGGGAGATGTGTCAACAAGACCATTCTTTTACGAGTCTGATAGGCTGTCGAATGGAAAGTATTCTTTATTCCTAGAAAACTGCATAGCAGATACAAGACCAAGGATGCAGGAGTTCTTCAACACTTTTGCAAGTCTGTGTAGCGCTGCTGGAATCCCGGATCCTGTATATGTAGATCCAAGTTATCAAAATGGAATGTCAATAGCAGGAGGCCTAACAGGAGACACTTATTCAGAACATGCTCAGTGGCATAGCTGGATTATGTCAGATCCTAGGTCAACATCTGTTTTGTTCAATGGCGTAGAAAGCTATGCAAGTTATGCTGCAAGAGCTACGGATATTTACGGAAACTCTATTCCTGCAAACGAATTGTATGCCAATCCTTCTAGTTTGGATACCACTTCTGCGGCTAGAACATGCGCTTATGTTGTTCCGAAGATGGCGGCTGCTGATTATGGTCTTTGGAAAATGATATATGAACCAGCAAAAGACGTATGGCCTAGCGTTCTGACTGGAAACTTCTCGTATCACGGAGCGACTACGACGTATATGGGAGGCGGATATAGGTTCAAAGAAAGCGCTGTTGGTTTTGGTTCTAATATGTTTGCCGACGTTCAAGTTCCTGTCAATTTTGGTTCTTATCTATATGATGAATATTCTCTTGCAACCAATTTACTTACGGATAGCTATTTGACAAATATAGCCATTTTGAATCTTGACATTGACAAAATAAAAGACCAAAGCGAGCTATTCAAGGCTATGAGAATTGCGCAGTCCTCATATGATATTCAGGGATGTTTTGCATCGAATCCGAATAAGGAAGTTGCTTTGTGGTTGCAATATAATGACTATAATCCGTCTATATATAACAACATATATGATAGGTCTGGCGATAGATATCCGGATGGTTACGGGTTCAAGGCTGTTGGGTTAGATGACAGAGAAACAAGCATGAATATGTATAGAATGCTTATTAGAACAGATTGCAATATGGTTGGGTATTATTGCGGTCAAACAATGCAGGTTTCCGATAGAAAAGCATTACACACCTATGACACTCTATATGAAATTCTTTCTAATCTAGGAGAAGCCGGTTACGTTATGTAAGGAGAAAATATGGCGATACCTTCAGATTTTGCATACTATGAAATTTACAGAGCAATAGAAATTAATGGAACATATTCATTAATTGGAACATCTACAACTACAAACTTTGTTGATGAAACAGCGGAACTTGGCAATACATATTGCTATAAAATCGTAACAGTTGATTTGTTTGGAAACAGGTCAGAATACAGCCCTGTAAGTTGTGTTTTTTTTTCGATACAGGGACCAACCCCGGAGGAGGGGAGCCAACAGACAATTGCGAATCCTACAGCAATACTTTCAAAGGACAATATCGTTTGCGTATACAGAGAGGGAGACGCAGACAGCCTCGCTTCCGCATTAAGATACAAAGAAATATACAGCCTCGATGACGATCAACTTATATCTGTTCCGTGTTCCAATATTGAAATACTGTCTGATTATATTTCTTTTCAAACGGAAGTTGAAATACCGTTGAGAAGCGCTTTGGTTTCAGAGCCTGTTAAGAACAGAAGCGTGTATGCTATTATTCTAATGCCATATGTTCCCGGAGGATTTAGAGACGGCAGCGATACTATTTCGTCAACTTCCAGGCTTGCCAGGATTTTCCATTCGTTTGTAAAGAACGAAATCAATCCTCTTTATAATAGACAGGTGTTTAGAAGGTATGATGGTCTTGATGCTTTTCAGTCTCTTATTTGTACCAGAATAGATGGTCCAAATCTTATATCTCAAGCATGGTTGGATAATATTGAAATAGCAAAAGGAAGATTACAGGTTGGAGGTAATTTCTATCTTGATTCATATTCTGCATATTCTTTTTCTGGAGCTTCTGATTATACATCTCAGATGGTTGATTTTTCCAATAATTATGTTGATAGGCTTGGTATGACTGTTCAAAGAACATCTCAAGTATCTCTTTCTAGAGATCCGTTCTTTTCTAGCGTAGAAGATGATTCATTTTTCTGGGGATGGGGAGCTGATAGGGGTTCTCTGTCTTATTTCAAATCAACGGCAGAAATTAGGGCGTTCTTTTACAATGCAGATTTTATTGGCGGAATAACGATGAGAGACCTTGATGCTAATACTTGGCCTATATTAGCTATTAGAGAGGGTTATATTTCTTCTGCCGGTTGCATGTCAGGTGATAGCGCTGCTGTTTTCTTGAGGCCTGTTCCTTTTATGGATGCTCTTTTTAGAGGAGCAACAATGGGAGAGGCTATGATTTATTCGCAACCATTGCTTAACTCGCCAATGGCTGTTTTTGGAGATCCGCTATCTAGCTTTGTTTTCCCCATCCCGTTTAGTGAATCAACTCTTATTGAGCCAAATAAGGCATGGCAAGATGCAGAAAACTGTCTTGCCGAGTCTGTTGCTTGTATATACAGGAAAACCAAGGTTTTAGAAGAACTTAGAAGATATGTCGCTAGCGGCTCTGATGAAGTTGTTCAAGAGGAGCTTATATATGCTTTTGACCAACTTTCTGGAGAGTTTGACGATTATTCTTGGAGGAATGATTTTGTTAATCTAACAGGAAGTATGATTAATTTTGTTGTTGATAGGAATGCCACTAATTTTGATTTTGCGTATCCGAATTTGAATCAATATTTGACTCATTCTGGCAATAAGATGGCTAGTATTGTTTTGGAAACACTACAAGATCCGGAACTTGTTAGTTCTATATCTCCTTCTAATATTGAAACGGTAGGTTCTTGGAATTTCTATGCTAATATAGAACATTATCCCGGCGATTTCAGGTTCTATCATTTTGAAATGCAGATTGCAAGAGAGTATGAAGATTTTGAAAGAGGTCTAATCTTGCTTTCAAAGGACACCTTTTTAGATGTTACGAATTGGTATTTTGAAGATTATAATGGGGATTTTCAACAGTTTAATAGTAATGGAATAACTAGTAACTACGAGAATAGATTGGTTAAATATGTAAATAAAGACGACGAATTGTTAGAGAGGGCGACTTTCTATTGGTTTAGAGTTAGGCAAAAAGACGATTTGCAAGAGTTTTCTTGGAGATATTCTCGCATTCTAGTTTACTTGTAAAGAGATAATTATGTCAGACTTAGTACGAGGTCCAAATCCTGATGATGGTCATAGAATAGGAACCTATGATTATCGAGTTATAACGGAAAAGATATCCGAAGCATATGAATTGGGTAATGAAGCCCTGTCGCCTCTTATCTGTATGTGGAATAATATACAGAATGCAGATGTTAATGAAAGACAAAGGCATAAAACTGAACTTCAGAGCTATTTGAGAAGAACATATGCTCACATAATATTCAAGCATTTGGATAATCCGCAAGCCGTTTATAACGCTATTAGGGCTTTAAATACCCATGTTCTTGATAAATACGGAGAAGCATACGGGTATGAGGATCTTGATTCTTTTTTGATAGACCAGTTTTTGTCTGTTCCATTAACATATGCCATTCTTTCCGAGAATGCTGGATATACGATAACAATGGTAGGAGATTCTAAGGCTAGATGGTCTGATATCAATATTCCTTGGAAGGATATAACTCTTCCGATGAATAAGATAGGATGGGAGAATCTATAATGAAGGGGATGTTATGAGTTCATCTATTGGCGATAAAACACCTGCTCAGTCTTACAAGGATTTGTTGCATCTTAATAATGACAACGGAGGCTTGCTGTCTGATCTTTCTACAGTTTATAGCGGAAACGGCATTGCCACTCCGCTAAGGTTAGCCGCAGAAAAAATAGAAGCAGATTTTGGTAAAGGAACTCTTTCTTCTGCCGTTTTTGATTCGTGCCATTTTAGATATAATGCCATAGGAGAGGTAGAAGATACTTATCAGATAAGCACGACTGGCGGAAACTATCAAAAGATAATACTAACAGAGAATCTAACTCTTACATTCCTTCACGACTCTGAAGAAGATCAAGCTTTTGAACTAACATTGTTAGTTGAACAGTCATCTGGAGGTCACACTATAACGTTGCCTGTAACAGTTAAAACTCCGGGACAGTCATCTATATCACTTTCTGCAACCGCCGGCGCTGTTGACATTTTGAAAATCATAACCCTCAATGCTGGAGAGACATGGTTTGCGTATAAGGTCGCATCAGATCTAAGGTAAATGAATGGCTAAAGAAAAACAAAACAACAAACCTAACAGGCCAAGCGAAACTGTTGATCTTTTCAAAGAGCTTAGAAATAAGATCAAAGAAGACGTTATTGCTTCTTCTAGGATTCCAAGTATAATAGAGTTTGTGTATGATAAAAAGTACCTTGGTCTTCCTTTTCAGAATCCAGCGGTTATTCCATATGATATACAAGAGTTGATACTTAAGTGTTTCTATAGGGGAAGTCCGGGAAATGAAAATCTAGAACTAACACAGAAAGACTTGGACATTATAGCAAAGAACGATCTCAACAATCCTCTTAATGGAGCCTTGTTGGATAAATGGAATTCAATGGAAAGATTCATTGAACTCGTTCTTGTTTGGGGTCGTCGTTGTCTTTCGGAAAATTGCGAAATAGTTGACCCCAAAACAGGTAAATTATGGACGCTAGGCGAACTATGGAACTATGGAAAAACAGACTTAGAATCATGGACATTCAATGAAGAAACTTCGTTAATGAATATAATTGGTGACTGCAATCTTGTTTATCAGGGCGCTAGAGAGGTTTATAAGGTTCAAACGCTTTCGGGCCATGAGATAGAAGCAACAGATAATCATCCTTTCCTAACAGAAGAAGGTTGGAAACAACTAAAAGAATTGAAGCCAAAAGACAAGGTAGCTCTTGTTTCTTCTCAGCCATTTTTCGGTAACTCTACGGAAATATCAGAAGATGAAGGAGCTATACTTGGCTATGTAAGTAGTAATTCGTGCGATTCTGTCGGATGTTATATTGCTACAACATTGCCAGATGGAGATGTTTTCTTAGACTTTAAGAGCAAAATGCTTTCTCTTTCTTCGAATTCAAAAATAGAAAGCGCTATGGATCATTCTATCAAAACATTTGATGATAGAAAATACAGTCATGTGTATGCTCAAAAAGCAGTTAAGCCGCCAGAATCTAATCTGATTACATTCATATACAATAATGGAATAAAGAATAAGTCTGGTGAACAAAAGTTTGTTCCGCATCGCATTTTTGTCGCCCCAAAGAATGTTGTTGCAGCGTATTTGAGGTCTCTTTTTAGTTGCAATGCGGTATTGCATATTTCAAAATTATCAAGATTTACTTGTAAAATAGAAGCATCATTTCAAAGTATTAGCCTTACAAAACAAGTGCAACACTTGTTGTCTAGGTTTGGTATTTTTTCTTCTTTTCAATCTAAGTTAGTAAATAACAAGTTAGAGCATATTTTGACTATCAACAAGAACGCTTGTGTAAAACTGTTCTTAGAAGAGATTGGACTAATAGGTTATAATGACGAAATCAAAGATGTTATACAAAGCGTTGACGGTAAAGATTCTTCGGTTCGAGTTTTTTCTCCAATAGTGTCTATCAAAAAGATAGGAACAAGAAGAACATTTGATATTCAGGTATCTGATAAGCCGTCTTTGCAGAATTTTGTTTCTAATGGTTTCATCTGTCATAATAGCGGTAAGGACTTCATAACATCAATTGTTGCTCTTTATGAAGCAATGAGACTGCTAGAATGTCCTGGCGGAAACCCATATCAGATGTATAACCTTGGTATGGCCGTTCCATTTACTATTCTAACAATAGCAAACTCTTCAAGACAGGCTAAGATTCTATTCAGAGAAATCAAAGAAAAGGTTCTCAACAGCGAATATTTCGCGGACAAGATAATTCCAGAAGGCATAACGGCAGATGCTATTCATTTCCTTACTCCAGAAGATAAGAAAAGAAATGAAGAACTTATCTCTAAGGGTTTTGCTCCTAATCCCGGGTCAATAGTAGTTATGTCAGGACATAGTAATTCTGATACTCTTGTAGGTATTTCTTGTTACGTTCTTCTGTTGGACGAAATCGGTTTGTATAAGAATACCGCAGGTTCTTCTTCTGGTGATGCTATTTTCAACTCTCTTGCTCCCGCAGTAAAGACCTATGTTAGAGAATTGCCTAAGAAAGATAAGGCTGGCAATATCATTATTGGTCAAGATGGAAAGCCAGAGACAGAGAAAGTTTATGATGGTAAGATTATCTGTCTTTCTACTCCAAGAGGTAAAGAGGGTGTATTCTTTGATTTATACAATACGCATATGGAGACGGCCCATAGGCTTGTTTGTAAGGCTGCAACTTGGCAAGTAAACCCAATGCAGTCCAAAGAAGGATTGATGGCGGCTTTCCCGGACATGCCAGAAGACAAGTTTAGGATGGAGTTTGGAGCGGAGTTTTCTGGTACTGCTGGTGAGAACTTCTTCCCAGAAGAGGTTGTAGACCAATGTTTTGCTGAAAAAACCTTGAAGTTTAGAGATCATGGGTCTCCGGGTATTTTCTATTATGCCCATTTAGATCCTGCATCTTCTAGTCACAACTACGCTCTTGTTGTTGCTCATAAAGAGGTTTTCTTCAATCCAGAAACGATGAAAAAGGATTGGAGAATAGTAGTTGATCATATCAAATATTGGACTCCGATGCCAGGTAAGCCTCTTTCTGTAGAAGAGATTGATGAATATGTTGCCGAACTGAATTCTAGATTCTGTTTTGGAGTTGTTACCTATGACCATTTTAATAGTCAGGTAAGCATTAATAAACTAAGAAAGAGAGGAGTTCCAACAAAGATGACTCCGTTCTCTAAACAATATAAGAACATCATATATGATAACTTGTATCAAATAGCCGTTCAGGGTAAACTCTATATTCCAAATCATTTGCTTCTTAAGAATGAAATGAAGAATTTGCAGAGGAAATGGCTTGACGCAGGCTATAAAGTATACCCTAAAAAGGATGGAGATGTAACAACAGATGACATTTGTGATGCTCTTGCAGGAGCGTGTTACAATTGTGTAGAAAAAGATATTAGTAAACTTCCGCAAGGAAAATTGGTCTCACTTCCCGTACAGGGTAATAATGATATAGTATGGAGATCTATGCAGGGAACACCTTATGGTGTTGGTCCGGGACAACAAGTTGCAAGGCAATTGGAGCGAAGAGCTTCTTGGCCTCGCAGAGGAGTATAAAATGGCTTTTAATCTCAAAAAATCGCAGAAAATAAACGACAGCGTAACCCCTCAAACGACGGCGGTTCCTGCTAGTTCGCAGAAGTATAATCTTTCCTTAGAAGGGAAGGATATAAAAAACTTTAACACATTGCTCGAAACGGACCACAGGCCTCTTGGCGATTCTCCAAAGACCCAAGAGGGTCTTCTTAGCGAAGCAAGGGCTAAGCATAAGTCAAATGAGAAGATAACTGAAGGGGCAATACAGGATTCAACATCCGAATTGTTCCCTCATAGGCAGTTTAAGAATGGAGAAGACAACGTTGATGTTGCTCCAATTAATGCCATATCTGAAGCTCATGATAGAAAGTGGAGAGATGCTTTTTCTAAAGCCAATAAGGGTGCTGATACGGAGTTTTGGGATAAGTTCGTTGGAGAACAGCTAGATGGAGAGGTTACAAAGATTGGCAAGAATCTTCCTCAAAGAGGAAGTCAGCTTGCGAATAATCCTGATAGATTTGGAAATCTAGATGGTCTTCCTCATAACGAAGATCACTCCACCAATGAAAAGAACGCCGGTAAAGAAATGGATATCAAACCTTTGAATAGAAAAGAAAAGCCGTTAGAAATAACCTCTTCTCTTCGTTCTGCTGATAAGGTTTTGTTCGGTATCTATCTTAAGGCTAATAGTGAAAACAGAGAACTTAATGCAGAAGAAAAAGAAATAGTCGCAGCCATCAATAATGACAAAGTTCAAATGCTTATGACTCTTGCTCAGATGGGGCCTCAGATGGATCCTGACCTAAGCAAAATAAATCCTCAAACAATAACCCCCGCAGACAGAGAGGCGGATTTCCTTGATAGTAATCCAACAATAGATGATCCTAATCTTTGGGCGCAGCAGTCTGGTTTTGATCCAAATGCTCAAGGAGAAGAATTATCTCCTCTTCCTCATGATGGGGGAGATATGGTTGAAAATTCTGATTTCCCGGGCTTCCCAAATGCTCCATCATCTAGTAGTATGGATGTAGATATGGGTAACGAGGGTCAGATTCCTAATCCGGGCGAACTCCCACCTCCTCCTCAACCAGATCCACTTTCTTCAGCGGCGGAGCCTTTTGATGAGCAAGAAACTCCCTTTTAACCTATCTAAACAGGCGAGAAGAGATCCGCCAACAGCCTTTGATCCTCTTAGCCCGTTGTTAAAAGACCCTTATAGAAGAAACAAGGGTAAACCAAACAGCGGGGACGGAGATGATCTGCTTAGACCTGGCGGTGTTGAACTTTCTAATCAGACTCCTGGCGGCGGTGGCGGTTGGTCGCAGAATAAAGAATGGCCTTCAGATAGGCCAATGTTTGACGATCCAGAAGGTAATCCTAAAAGGGATACTGGTACTGGCATATCAACTGACCACGGGCTTGATTTGCATGATGATTACGAGGGGCAAGAGGGTTCAAGCGGCTCAGATGCGGCTTTGGGAATAAACGAAACAACAAAAAGACAAATGGACGATACATCAAGAGATAGAAAACCTTATAATGTCAATAGTGTATCTGGCATTCTTAAGAGTATAAGACCAAGACTTAGAAACCTGTAAAGGAGTAACAAATGAAGATTAAAGCGGTAGCAGAAGTAAAAGGGAAGTTGTTTATACAGGGGATATATAGCCCTCTCAGGGCTGGTGATGAGATTGAGGTTTCTAGCGATATCTTCAATTCGTATCAGGTTCAAATGCTCCTTAGAAATAAAATGCTAGAATCTAAAGACTATAAGAAGTCAAGCCTTGTTGACTTTAAGAACAATACAAACCGCAAAATACCTTTATCTTTTGGTCCAACGGTGATGCCGAATCAAACGTTTTCTATTGCATCTAACGATGTATCGCATGAGCAAATAAAAGTTCTTCTGAAGAATGGTATTATTGAAAAGGTTAGCAATACTGTTGAAAAACAGGTTGAAAAAACCGAAAAGCCTAAGTCAAAGATTAAGATCAAAAAGGTTGAAGAAGAAAAGTTAGATAAGTCTCCAAAAAGTATGAAAGAGATTATGGATGAACAGAAGATTCCAGAAGGGGTTCACGTTCATGACCCATCAAAAGACAAGAACATATCTTTTATAGAAGAGAAGATTGCCCAAATACAGGAAGAGGCGGACGCTGGATTTGATTTTGTTGATAAAAAACAGCTAAAGGAAAAGCTTGTAAAATTGCAGAAAAGTAAAGAGTCCAAGCAGAGTAATTAAATGAAACTAATCGCATCAAAAAATGTTCCTAAGAAATGGCTTAAAAGGAAAAAGGAAGATCAAGCTAAGCTTACTACTTACTGGTCAAATCTTTATCCTGAAGAATATGCCACTCTTATGACCGTTGATTACCAAAGAGACAAGATTGCCTCAATAGATGCGTCATTAACAAAGATGGCTAGCGATGCCAAGGATGTTGTTTTTCTAGGAAAACTTAGGCAAACAAGAGATGGATTTGTTTATGTAGACGTTCCTAATTCCATATTTGATGGTTTCCTTCCAATGTTAGGCGGCGAAGCAGAGAAGCCCCCTAAGAATGAAAGGCATTATGATGATATTGGCGCTCATATAACTGTAATTAAGAAAAAAGAGGTTGAAGAGAACGGAATACAGTTTAAGGATAATGGAAAAGTAATAAGATACACCATTAACGGTGTGGAAAAAGTAGAGAATCCAGATGGATGGGATGAGATGGAAGCTGTTTGGTTTATGTCGGTGACAGCTCCTGAGCTTGAAAAGATAAGAACTTCATACGGACTATCTCCCAAGATAAAAGATCATGAATTCCATATTACTCTTGGAGTTAAGAGAAGACCATTAGAGGATAACACTCTTGTATAACGACATTGTTCGAGAACTCGCTCATCACAAGATCTCTGTTGGAGAAAGAGATCTTGTTGTAATTGAAGACAGGAATATTCCTCATAGTCATGCTATTGGTTTATTTAAGGCGAAAGCAAGAGCTGCATATTCTATAGTTGAAAGTCTTTGGAGAGGTGTTTGCGAATCTATTAGAGCTTCTAGTCCTTCCCTTTCTTCCTCTCCGCCAGAAGGTATAGAAAATATCTTTGTTCATTCTCTTCAGGGTTTGAAAAGAATGCTTTATCTTTATCCAGGATTGATGGATTTTGAGAATATTGAAAAGTGTATTTGCGATGCTCTTTGCAGGGACGTTAAGAGTTTTTCATATAAAACAATGTCTAACATTGTTGAGTATAAGCTTGCTATTGAATGGATAACTCATCTTATAAACAAGAATCTTTACATTAGGGCATTGTTGGTTTCTTGCCAGTATCCAGAAAATAAGACAGTTGAAGCGAAGGGCGTTCATGGTCCTTTTTCTAATCTTGATCTACCGTGGGAAGAAAGAGTCTTTTCGTGGTCAGCAATTGATGAAGAGACTAGAGGAAGAGACAGAGATATTAAGAATCAAAGAAGATACAAAATGGGTCTTGAAGGATATAACGACCCTTGGGTAAATGAAGGATTTGAGTGGAGAGAAATTAGGAATGAACCTTTCTTGTGGGGAAAAGAAGGCGAAAACCCATATCCGCATAGGAACCGTCTCTGGTCATGAAAAAGATTGCTACAAAATCTTACGTTGAGTCTCAAGTTCAAAATATTAGGCTTGATCCTAATAGACTAAAGAACCCTAATAGGCAGGATCAGCAAGATCCTAGGGTAAGAACTTTTCAGCAAGCGTTGACGACTTTGAGAGTGCCAGGATTTACTGCTTTGTCAAATTCGGACGCCATACTTCTAAATACTATACAAATGGAAATACGAAAGAAACTTCGTTCTTTTGGAGTTCAACCGGGGTTCTAAAATGGAAAAAACTGCTCAACAATCTTTGATAGATATTCTTATACAGATTATGCCTGCATTGCAAGATGTTAGGGCTAGAATGGTTAACAAAAGCGATGTTGCTGCTAATCAGCTTTATTCTATGTGGAGCGGTAATAACAAAATCGCAAATAGAAAGATTCTTAAACCAGCTAATCTTGAAGCTACGAATCTAAAGAAAATGCTTGAAGCAGGGTATGTTGAAGACCAAGGTAAGTATCTCAAAATTACAGAAAAAGGCGCTCAAACGCTTAAGGTTCTTATCCTTAATGACAATGTGTTTGAGATGTCTAAAAAATCTTCAGCCGATAGATCTGGATGGTATCTGAGATTAAAAAATGAAGACCTTGCTTCTTGAAATAGAAAAGAAAACCATAAAAACGAAGAAGAAAGCCGAGAACAGGCTTTTATGGTTTAACATGAAAAAAGGCAAGCTCGAAGAATTCCGCGGAGGAAAGTTGTCTTTTCATTATGACTCAGAAACGAATACAAACGTTCCTTTTGTTGAGGATATGTATTCTGTAGCGTATGTTACATCTGATAATAGAAAAGAGATTATGGAATGGATCAATACAAATCACAAGTTTGTAAAGGTCAGCAACTTTCAAGAATCCAAAAACCATATAGCAGTAGAAGTCGATGACAATGATTTGTCATTCGTTGAGGCTGCTTTGTTTTCTGCCGGAATCCGTCACGACTGGTCAAGTATTTTGTAATAGACATCAATATACTTGTCAGCGCATGTTTCCCATTTATTTTCTTCAACAAACTTATAGCCTTTACTAATGATTTCGTTTCTGTATTCTTTGATACTGAATACCTTGTCTATTTCATTGGCTAGTTCAATGTGATTTTTGGGCCTTGGTATAACGTCTTGAAGATCATCAAAGAGATGACTTTCGCTTGCTAAAACAGGCCTTTTGTTTGCGAGAGCGATTCTAATTGCACCGCTTGCTCCGAAAACCTCATTCGATGGATTGATTATGTATGGGAATATTGCTATCTTCGCTAATCGAAGATATAGATTTATCATTTCTTCTGTTTGGTATTTTTGTATGATTACAACATTCTTTTCAATATCTAAGGATTTTGCTAAAGACATGAGTTCTTTGCAGTATTCTGCATTTGCTGCATGATTATGAGAGTTAGTGCTACAGAGGTAGATATACTGCATGTCTTCGTATTTCTTGTTGGTAGACTTGAGCTGGGCTATTGCCATAAGCGCTCGGTCTACTCCTTTGTATGAGAAACCAAAACCAAACTGCAAGATAGTATATGGATTTGAGCAAATGTTCCATAGTTCATTTGTCTCTTTGAACTGAATACAACCATGAGGCACGATATGGACGCCGCTTGTGTTGCCAACCTCTCGAAGCGTCTTTTTTGCTTCGCTAGAGTGAACGATGATATTTTTTGCAGATTCGCTATATACCGCCTTGTCAAGGTGTCTGTAAACGCTATGCATAACAACTACATACGGAATATTAGAGAACGCTTGCATCATTTGCATAAATCTGAAGGCGTTTGGAAAGATCCCGTATTCGTGTTGTATTATGATGAAATCAGGTTGATATTCTTTGACAAGAGAAATGAGGTTATGAACGTCTCCTCCTCTTTTCCAGCAGCGAACCATTCCTTTTTCTTCTATGCATTCGCTTTCATCAACATGCTCTGAAAAAATGAAAACTTCTTTGACTTTTGGCCTTAGAGCATCAACAAGGAATTGACTATACGTTGATATGCCGCAACGGTCTTTCCAGTTACATATGATAGCAATTTTTAGTTCGTTCGGCTTTTTCTTCATAGAGATATTCATTTTGTCGGTTATCTCTTTTGGTAGTTTCTTGTATATGTAGCTATGCCATTCCTTGTTGTTTTTGACTTTGATAGAAGACAACCCTTCGCTGTTTGCGGGTGTATCTGATACTATTCTAATAGTAAAGTCTTTGTCGTATAAAAGGTACATATCACGCCTCATTATGTTAGTATTATACTTTTGTGAAGGTCTCTTAGTAATAGTTTATTCATTGAAACTACGCTTCCTATTTCTTCCGCAGAGGAAGATAACAAAGATGTTTTTAGAAGAGATTTCATAGAAGACAAGCTAAAATCAACGTAGCTTATTGACACTTTGTTATATTTCATGGTTTCCAGGAGATATTTGTTTTTATGACTGTGAGTTATATCAACAAATGGAACTTCTGTAGCGGCGCTAAATATGGAAGAATGAAGTCTGCTGCTTATTGTTGCATTACATGCTGATATGATATCTAGAGTTTCTTGCACTCCTATTTCTTCAAATACGATGCAGTTCTTTTTCCACCACTTGCATTTAGAAGCGACCATAGCGTTTGCAATTCTATCATCCCAAGGCGATTTTGTTCCAAATGGAATAAATATAAAGCTGGCTGGAGTTTCATCTATAGCTATTGATAGATCAAAGCAGAATCTTTCAAATCGAATTTGCCTATATGCTGCCGCTCCGTGTTCTGGTATGAGATTTCCATTTATAACAACAGCAACAACTTTGTCATAAATTTCGGTTCTGTTCTTTGTAAAGTATTTATTGATTAGGACTTTACCGTTTTCTTTGTTTCCGTTTAGGGAGAAAGAGAAATCTGGATACAATAAAGAACTAACACCAATTTGTTCCAAGAGGTTCATAGATGCATTGTCTCTTGTGATTATAGTGCGGAATCCCTCGAATAGTTGCGAAGGAAACTTCTTGGATACAGTAACAGACATAATGTGTTTAGGCTTATTTATTGCCTGAAACGTTGAAAGAGCTTGTTCTGTGATGATATCTCCTCCGCCGAGTATGTATGCGTCGGCGTTTTTTATTGGAGAATCAGAGAATACAAAATCATATGAAGGAAAAACTTTTGGGAAGGCGAGCTTATAGCTTTCGTCTCCGCAGTTGTTTTTGTCATACCATCCAACGACATTTACTTTGTTGCCATCCATGTTATTTTTCTAAAACTGCTTTTTATGTTGCATTGTAAAACGAAACCTTGATTGACTATTTTAACATCGAACCAATCTTGGTGCGAACCGCAAACTGCTGAATGAGAGTGTCCTTCAAATCCAATAAAGACGATTTTGGGAGTCCATCCAGTTTTTATTTCCACTTGAGATATTGCCGAAGATACTGTTAGGTTTCCAGCGGCGCTATTTCCGAAGAGTAATTTGCTAATAAACTGTAGTATATTGATCATTTTAGTGTTCTCCCTAACTAGTTATATGTACTTACAAGGATAGTTGTATAAAGTCCTACTCAAACAAGGATTTGACGGTAAAAAATGGTATGTATTATCTATGGGCATAAATTCAATTCCAGTATTGAACGTGAAAATAGCAGACACTGAAGAATCTCAGGCGAAGGGACTTATGTTTGTGAAGGATCTGCCTAGAGATTCTGGTATGCTATTTATTTTTGGGTCTAATAGAAAATTGAACTTTTGGGGAGAGAATACTTTTCTTCCTTTAGATATTGCCTTTGTTGATGATAAAGGTCGCATTGTAAATATTGGTGTAATTTCTCCTCTTTCTAGGAAAACCGTATCTAGTTCATCTCCGTGTAAATATGCTATAGAGGCCAATGTTGGCTTCTTTTCTGAAAATGGTATTAAAGTTGGAGATATGGCTGTAATAGATAAGTCATCTTCAAAAATCCATTTCGCCAAAAGAAACTCAAAAGAACTGCTTTCCACTCTTAGGCTTGCTCAGCAAGAAATGAGCGATGAAGAGCTTCTTAAGAGATATCCAACCTTGTCAGACTATTTTGGATACCTGGATGAGCAGAGCGCTAAACCTCAACCAATGGCGGATGATCCAAATCTTCCTGTTCTTAGTCAAGATGAGATAGGACAATATATTGAAGATTCTATTGCTGACCAACAGGACCAACAACAAGAAGATGGCCTTCCTCCAGAACAGCCGATACAGCCAGAAGATATAGAACCGGAAAGTGTCGAAGAATTACAAGAACGAATACCTTCGTTCACGAATATATCTGATGCATTCAATTGGGCAAAAGAAAACAAAGAGGTTATGAAGATATCTTATCAAACAAAACTTAAAAAGAAGGGTCTTGGCTTCTTTGGTAACAATCTAATAACAAGGTATGTTGAACCTCATGGGAGATTTACTTCTCATCCAGAGAATGAAGTATCTCATGAGATTCTTGTAACTTTTGATGAAACTGTTGGAGGAATTAGGGCTTTTCGTATGCAAAATGTAAAAGAGTTTTCTTTTGTTGGCAAGAAGTTCAATCCAAAGTTTATTGTTAGGTGAATAGGAGTTCATTAAATGCAAAGAGCAATCAAATTAATGGTTCATGCAGCAAATTCTCTAGATAGGGATGGATTTACTGAAATTGCTGACAAGATTGATGCAATAGCAAATTCTGTTATAAATATCAAAACAGCTCAATATGTTGGTATACAGGGTTATGCTGTTAGAAACTCCCGTTGTTGGGGTAATTGTTACCGCAACAAGAGAGCTTCTTCTCCATCAAAGTCTGCTCAAGAGATTTGGGTTGAATGCCATAAAGAATATGTACAGTCTCTTAATAATGATGGCTCTAAATGGGATAAATATGCCGAGAATGAGCAACCTATATTTAAGATGGGTTCAAATCTCCAGAATATGTTTGATGCTTTTGATAGAAAAATCGCCCATTTGATTGATAACAAAGTAAAGACAGGGGTTGATCACGGTTCTGCAATTTTTGCTTCTATAGATGAAGCAACTTCTGAGTCTCAAGAAAGAATGCTCGAAATGAGCAATCAACTTTTATCTATTGCAGGTAGTCTTGTTTCTAAGCCAAAGATTTCTGAAAGCCTAACTAGAGCCGCAGAAGAATTGGTAAAAGAAGCGGGATTGATGGACTTTATGAGTGGGGCATGGCAAGGCGCTAAGAACTGGGCTGGCGATGTTAATTTCATGGGAACGCTTAATAGGCAAATAGGCGAAATGAATGGTTTTGTTGATCAATTGAAACAAGAAAAAGCCCAATATGAACAAGTCAAACAAGCAATAGCTCAATCAATGAATGGAATATTCACAAGTATTAAGGCTGTTGCAGAAAATCCTCAAAGTACGTCAAAACAAAAACAATATGCACAATCTGCTTTGCAGTCGCTAAGTATGCTCAAGGGAGCTGATAGTAAGAAACTTATTGCTGAATGGCCTAAAGCTCATCAAGCGTTGCAGTCTTTGATGAGAGGAAATGTTAATCCTTCCGCTGGTCCTGCCGCTCCTGCTGGTTCTGCTCCTGCCGCTGGTGCCGCTCCTGGTGCCGCTCCTGGTGCCGCTATGAATCCTGCTCCATCAACTAATGTTTTAGGAAATCAGCCGGTTTCGACTTCTCAGCCAATGGTTCAGGGTCCGCAAGGGGTTGGGCAATCTAATATGGTTGGACCCGGAATGCAGGGCAATATTCCGCCGGCTCAGCAAGGCGGTTTGTATGGAACCGATCCAAGACTTTATACTCAACCGAATAACAAAAATCCTAAAGGAAAACCAAAGGATCAATATTACCCATAATTCCAATAATGTAAAATTGGAATAAAAGAAGGAATTTTGCAACATAAGTGCGAAACTTACAAGTTAGGCTCAAATAGCCTTTAGAATCAAAAGGAGTGTATTGCTATGAAGTTTATTACGAACAAGATCTCGACTGGTAAGGCTCAGTCCTTTGGCGATTTCATCAAGAAACTTGCTGAAAGTAACGAATCTCTTAACAAGACAGCCTCTACAGAGGCTCCTGTTGAGAAGACTGCTAATATTGCCAATTTTGGCGACAAGAAAGCAGAACCATTTGGCAAGGCAAAGGGTGAGAAGAAGGACGAGAAGAAAGATGAGAAGAAAGAAGGCGTTGAGAAAGAGTCCTGCGGGACAGCTTGCGCCTCTTCCGAGAAGGAAGTAAAGGTTGCTAAAGAAGAGTGCAAAGAAAACAAAGATGGCGAATGCCATGTTAAGATGCAAGAAATGGACCCTGTTGGCGGAACCAATACTGGTAAGCCAGAGGGCGAGAAAAAGAAGGCCTCTGTTGAGAAGAAGGCTGATAATGCCGAAATTCCAGCAGCCAATAAGGGTGTAGTTCATAAGGTTGATGAGTGCTGTGGCGCGCCAACGAGCGGCGATGGTAGCGAAGGCTCTAAGAAGTCTGAAGGTAAGAGCGAAGCTAAGACTGAGGAAAAGAAAGAGGCATCTTCTCGCAGGATGACTCGTATTGCAAATCTTGATTCCAAGACAAAGAATGAATGGAAGACTTATTGGAAGAAGATTTATCCTTCTGCCTTTGTTGACGCAATGTTCGCTGATAAGTAAATCTTTTCTATTGCTAGGAGTTACTGATGATTATTGTCCCTAGTGGCACTAAACGAGTAGTTATGGCCCAACAATCCCAGCCCGCGAATACTCCTACCCCTCCAAAGAGGGAGGGTATTCAACAGGAGAATATTTCTCCGGGGGTTAGTCAGGTTGGTGGAGAGTTTAATCCGATTGGTCAGCTTGATAATACACTCCAAAATCAAAGTAAGCAACCATCGGCTCCAAACGTTCCAGATAAAGCCAAGCTAGATGCGGCTGTTGAACCAAATCCTGGCATGGTAGGAAAAGAGGATGTTGCAGGTTCGAATGAAGGCGTTGTTGATGGAGGTTCAATTAAGATTAAGCAGGCTTTAGATAAGTTGCTTATGGATCTTGGCGTTCCTCAAAGAAAACTTATTCAACACGACAAGAGACGTTTTCAGTATAACAAAAGACAGCAAACTGGTTATTTTGAAATACCAGAAAGAACTGGCGGCGGCGAACAAATCGGTGAAGATGCTGTTGACAAAATTTGTAATCAACTTGAACAAGGTTTCAACATAGAAACTGAACCTGTTTTTCAGGGCGGTATATGGAAGGTTACATTCAAGCCAAGAGTCGTTGAGCAGCAAGAATTGGCTAGCTCTTGGGATTCTCCTGAAGGGGTGAATCAGAAAAATCAAGCGAAAGCAGCTTATTCAAAAGATGCTCTTATAAAAGAGAGCAAAAATGATATTGTGAATTCGCTTATCAAGCAAGGCTTTGGAGGTACGAAATGATTCGTAAACAATCAGACAACATCAATTTTGATGCTCTTCTCGGTTCAGATACTAAGAAGGTTGACTATCGCAAGGAACTTGCAGAGCGTCAGCCTGAAATGAAACGAGCAAAGAAGGCGGAGAAGGATCGTTCTTGGGCGGAACAGAAGATTCAGAAAGAAGCCTATGGAGACCCAATCGCTCGTGGTCGTTCTAGCGTTCGTCCGTCTCGCTGTGCCAGCGAAGGCGGAATTACAGATATGGGCGGTTCAAAGAAGCAAGTTGGTTGCGAAACTAACAACTCCATTTGGAATAATGAAGTTCTTTCCAAGATGGCTAACGATCCTTCTTCTAGGGAATTAACCGCTTCTAAGAAAGAGTCTGCTGACCGTATTAGGCAAAAGAAACAGGCAGAATACAAACAAAGTATGTCTCCTCAACTTGGTGCCGAGGCAGATGAACTTGCAAAGAAAGCGTCTTCGGTAAATCCCGTTTCCGCAAAATCAAGCGGAAAGGGATGGGTTCCTGCTAACAAGATAAGCATGTTTGATACGAATACCAACTTTGATAGGTTGACAGCTCTTGAGAATAGGGTAAATCCGAAAGTTGAAAAGACCGCAGAACAAAAGATTCCAATGAAGAAGATTGCTTCTTCTAAGGATATGACAAATAGATTTGTTGATGGCGTTATTGATCAAGGAAGAGATTCTTCGTACAAGAGCGTTCATAACGATGCCGTATCAAGATTGTTTAAGGTTCTATCCGAAAGAAACTCTAAGGAGGCATAATGCCAGGAATGATTGGTCCATCTGCTGCTGGAGGCATTCAAGGGATTAATATGAATCTTGCTGAGCAAGCAACATCTAATCTCAAGGGTGTCAATCCGGCTGTTGATCCAACATTGCCAAGATCAAAACAAGAGGGGTTTCTTAATCAGCTAAATGAAGAACTTACAAGGGCTGGAGCTGCCGCAGAAGAGGCAACAGAAGAAGTAGATATGGAAAGAGATGACGTTTTCAATAGCGAACCTGTTGTTATGGCTTCTTCATATTTTGATTTATCTAAGGTTGCTCAAATGCCTATGGAGCAAGACCCTAGCATGGGTCTCCCTCCATCTGGTGATAATGCTCAATCTTTTCCCCAAGAAGGACAGTCTCCCGAGTTGAACTTCAATACTCCTGAAGAGTTGAAGAATCTAATGGATCAAAGCGCAGAAGATCCTAATTTTGTTAGTCAAATTGTTGTAATGGCCCCTTCTGATTCGCAAGCTCTTGTAAAAGATGCCATTCAACGATATTATGAACCGGAAAGCGATATGGCAGAGAAAACAAGACTTGCCGCCGACATTTTTCAAGCCATTCATGGCAGAGGTCAAGGAGAAGAGACAGTGAATGCAACATTTACTCAAGCCTCTGCTGAGGCTATTGTAAGAGAATCTTTGGCTTCTATTCAGAGGTTTGCTAAGGAATCTTCTCAGAAGATTACTAAGAAAGCTACTTCTTATAACCTCAAGAAAGAAGCTCAATATCATGGAAATACCGAGTTCATTAATTTTGGACCGGAAAGTAAGAGAGTTTTCCCATACAGCAATACAGGTAATATTGGTAGCGAATGGCATACATGGGTAAGAGCCAGAGACCATAACTTCATTTTCGATGATCACGCTGTTGATTTTGAAACTTTTTGGCGCGGCAATATAATGGACAAGTATAGCCGTCCATATCGCAATAATAAGGGCGAATGGGTTGGCGGATACATAAATAAGAGATTTGAAGTTGACCACAATATTCCAGAAGGTAATAACTATCAGTTGTTACCTGGTCAGCGTCGTCGCCCATATCTTCCAGAGTTTGCAACTTTGGAAGCAAGAATGGACGCTTCAAGAAAGAAGATGGCAGAAGAGAGAGGGTATGACCCAACAGACTCTGATGCTAAGCCTTATAACTGGAAAGAGGCCTCTTCTGTAAAAAAAAAGTGACGGCTGATTCGTATGGGATTCCTCCAATCCCATCTATAAACACAGTCAAGCCGATTGGCAATAAAAAGATTTGTCCTACTTGCCAATCTGATAATAAATCAACTGATATAAAATGCACGAACTGCGGCGGGTCTCTTGCCGGAGTTCGTTCTCAATTGGTTCCTCCAAGGCCTAGCGAACCCGGCGAACAAAGGGGACAAAATGAACACGAAGTTGTTAAGATGCATGTTCCGGGGATGCCAAGGGCGGCTCAATCTGCTCAACCCGGAATGATTATTCCATCAGTTAAACCGATAGAACCTAAGAGGAGACCAATCTCGGATGACGATGTTCAGGTAACGGAGGAAAGTCATCTTTCTAATGTAGAAATGTCAGCGGATGGTCTTGGGCTATAATGATGGAGTAATAAATGTCAGATAAACCAAGTGAAAAGCCGATCAAGATGCAACTTCCTAACAAGTTGGCTTCTGCAAAAATCATGTCAGCAAAGGGTATTGTGCAGAAAGACGGCAATGCTTCTCATGGTAATTTTGCAACATCGAATGTTGTTAGCATTCCCATAACGAAAGCCGCTCAGTGGGCAGGCTCTGGCGCTAATGTAACAATGACGCAGCCAATGTTCTTCTCTCCGTTGCATACTCCTCAAAACTGGCAGATAGCAAGCAAGAGAAAGGAAGTTTATCAATGGGCAAGATTCTATTATGAAAATGAGCCTAAAGTTGCCGCTGGTATAGATTTCTATTCGCAGTTCCCGATTAACGGAATAAAACTTGAATGTAAGAAAAAGAGCGTTCTTAGGTTCTTCGAGCATCTTGTTGAAAAGATAGAACTCATGTATTGGCTTAGAATGATAAGCCATCAGAGGTTCTTGCTTGGCGATGTTTTCGTTATGACGGAAATCGCATGTCCTCATTGCAAGGGTTCTGGAATTGATAAAGAAACTAAAGAGGCATGCAATCACGCAGACGGAACGATAGGAAAGATTACCGTACTCAATCCAGACTGGATTGAGGTTATGAAAACTCCTATATCGCAAGACCCTCAAATCGTTCTTTTGCCAGACGAAGAACTTCAAAGAATTGTACAGACAAAGCAACCAAAGTTCTTATATGATCAGATTCCTGATACAATCAAGATTCAGATAATGGCGAAGAAGCCAATCTTGCTTTCTAATAGGGTTACAAGTCATATTAAGCACGGCGGAAGTCCGTATGGAACTTATGGAGAGTCTTTGCTTCGTCGTTTGTTTACAAGCTTGGCCTATAAGACTAAGTTGATGACAGCAAACTGGATTGTGGCAGAAAGACTTATTCTTCCAGTAAGAGTCGTTAAGGTTGGTTCAGATGAACGTCCTGCTGATGATGACGCAATTGCAGATGTTTCTGCTCAGTTGTCTGCTGTTGCTAACGATCCAAATCTAACCATAGTTACTCATAATAACTTTGATTATGAATGGTATGGCGCTAGCGGCAAGATTCATAATATCAATCAAGAACTTGAATATGTTGGCAAGGAAATTCTTGACGGTCTTATGTTGAATCAGACGCTTCTCAACGGAGAGATGGCTGGTTATAACTCTGCCCAAGTTGGCGTTGAAGTTATGATTCGTCGTTTAGAGTCTTGGAGAAATGAGCTTGCTCAATGGATTGAAAAGAACGTCTTTTTGCCTGTTGCCAAGATGCAAGGATTTATAGATGAAGAAGAGAGTAAAGAGTTTGGAGAAACTGTTTACTTGTATCCAAAGATTAAGTGGGATGACCTAAGACTTAGAGATAATACAAATCAGTTGCAAATGTTCTTGCAGATGCAGCAGAGCGGACTTATTTCTGCTCAAACTTTGCTTGAAGAATTTGATCTTGATTATGATCTTGAAGTTGAACGAATAAGAAACGAGCAAGTTCAAGCTATGCAAAATGGTCAGCTTATGGGTGGCGGCGGCGGTGGAGGAATGGGCGGCGGTATGGGAGGTATGGCAGGCGGAGGTGGCGCTCCTGGCGGGATGGATATGGGCATGGGCGGTGGAGCTCCTGGTATGGAT